TTCATTTGTTTAATAAACTGATAATGAGTCTCAGTTTTTCTATCTAAAGGTAGTTGAGCATATTCTTTGGTAGGACTTCCATCACGTTCAAACATTGGAGTTAAAACTGGGTCTAAATTTACAGAAGCTTCTTTAGGACTCCAACCATAAGTTTTTTTAATATCTTCTGCAAATTCTTTTTCTGTTTCATAAACGTTTGTTCTTTTTGCTAAAGCTTCAGGTGCTCCTATAAATTCATATCCAAAAAATCCAGTTTTTTTATAACCAGCTTTTAATACTAAAAAAGCAGAAACTTTATGTCTAAACTTTTCATCTTGTAATGAAGCTAAAAATTCTTTTTTATTTTCTAAAGGTTGATCTTTTAAAATTTCAAAAACATAATTAGGATCATTTTTTAATCTTAAAGATAAAGCTACAGCTCGTTTAGAAAAATTAATTCCAGCTACACTATTTGGAGTTAAGTTACTTGCAAGATCATCCATAATATTTTCTGGAATATAACTTTGTAATCCAAATGTATTAAAAGCTCTATCTAGTTCTACTTCACGTTGAAGCTCTGGTACAATTTCTGTTACCATAGAACTTCTTAAGTTTTCATATTTAGCAGTATTTGCTTCATTTAAATATCTAACAGGACTTAAAGAAGATTTACGAATAGCAGCATCAAAGGATTTACCTACTAATTCTTCCAAAGTTAATAATGGTAAAACATTATCTAATTCTCTATAGTTATCTAACATTTCAGGTGTTAAGTTTTTAAATAAATTAGGTCTACCTGTTTCATCAGAATCTTTTTGTCCAATATTTTTAAACATATTAACCATAGAAGTAAAAAGACCTTGATTTTGATAATCGTTTTCTAATTTTGAATATCGTTGTCTTAAATAACTTTCTAGTTTTTTATTTGTAATTCCTAAACTTTTTCCTAAAATTTCATTAGGGTCATCTAATTGTCCAGAATATAAATCATTGTTTAATGCGTTAACAAATTTAACATGATTGTCTCCATCAATTAAATTAGCAAAAGCTTGTTGAGCCATTACTTCTTGTAATAAAGCATATCTAGCAGGATTGTCTTGAGCTAAATTTTTATCACCTGAAAATTGTAATCTTTGATCAAGTAACGGACTTAGCTTATTAACAAAACCTTCTTTATTAATTGGATTCTGAAAAAATCTTTTAACATTTTCATCTACCGTATAAGCTTGATTAGTAACTGGATTAATTTGTTTTGTAAAATCTATAAGAGATTCAGCTTCTTCAGGTTTAAAGTTTAAGATAGAAGATAAATTTTGAATTTGCTTTGCTTCAGAATCAACATTTAATAAATCTAAAGTTTGTAATTCTTTTAATTCTTGTTGTCTTCTTTTAAAAGCATTTTTAAATAAACCTTGTCCAGCTAATAAAACTGCCAATCCTTGTTGAATACGTCTATCTTTTCTATCTCTTTTAGCTTGTTGTTTTTGAATGTCTGATTGACGTTGAAGTAAAGAAGTTCCTAAGTCTTCAACCGACATATCTTTATATTTATTTACGATGTCAGAATAATCTGCCATTTTATACTCCCTCTTTACTTAATAAACTTTTTGTAACAGTTTGATTGTCGTTTTGTTTTTGTAAAATATTTGCTCTTACTTTACTTACATCTAATGAATCTAATTCTTTTCTTAACTCTGGAGTTGATAAAGGAATATTAGCTGTTCGTCTTTGCAAATCTTTTAATTTATTTACAGGCTTATCTAAGTTTGGATTAAGCCTTACTTGTTCTGCTAACTTTAAATTTTCTTCACGATCACCATCATCAATTTCATCAACATCATCGTCTTCTGATAAAATAGGATCAATACCAACTTTTTCAGCTACTGATTTTAACATATACATTACTGGTTCCATCATGGTAATAGCTAAATCAGGATTAAGTTTGCCTTTTTGAAAAGATGTTTTAATTAATAACTCAGCAATATTTGCAATAGGAATATCATTAGACATCATATCAACCAAAGTTTCCATATTACTTGGTTTAATAATTTCTAAAAACATTCTTTGAACACCTTCTTTTTGTGAAGTTATTTCAGGAGGTCCTTCCCATGGATAAGGTTCTTCTTTACTGTGTGTTAAAGCTTGTCCCGGTATAGGCTTTTCAAATAGATAAGGTTTAGCTTCTTCTAAAATATTTCTAGACATTTGTATCTCCTACATAATTAGGACCAAATACATAATCTTCAAAAGTGTACCCATATCCCGGAGCATTTAATGCTAATGTAATAGGATCAGGTCCTTGTATTTGTAATGCATCTATGTAAGCTTGAGCTGCGTTGTTTAAATTATTTTTAGGCTGAGCTGCAACAAAACTAGTGCTTTGACTTGACATAGTATAAGGGTCGTTTGGTACATTAAGTTCATTAGCCATATTAATATTTGGATTATAAAAAGCACTTTCAGGATCATCAGCATTAAAATGTTGATAAGCTGAATACACTCCAGTTACATCTTTACTTACTGAAGCTGCTTCACCAACAGTTACTCCAGTTCCTAGTATATCTGTTTCTTTAACTCCAGTCTTAAAAGTACTCATTTTATCTGTAACTGTTCTTAATACACCGGGTTTTTTATCAATTGAAATAGTTGCTTTTGGTTTAATTGTTAGTTGATCTTGTGTATCCATTAAAGATTTTTCAAGTTCATTACCATCAAATATTTCATACTTACCTGTTTTACTATTGTATTGATAAGTTGGATTAGATATACCTTTAGAAGCTTCTTGAATTGATTTTAAATTAGCTTCTGCTGCTTTAGTAATATCAGGAGAAACTTCACCTATTCTTGCGTTACGTGCTTCTTCTCCTAGTGTAACTTTTTGTCCATTTACTGCACTAACAGCTTCTGCTTGTGCTTCAGCAATGTCTGCTGTGCTCATAGGTTCTGTGGTTGGAGTTGCACTAAACTTTTCTGCAGTGCTAGAAACAAAGTTTTGAAATCTTGTAGCTGCACCTTGACCTCCCATAAATGGAGCAGTAACCGCATCAATTCCAGCAGTTAAGGCTTTACTTATTGTATTATAAACAGAACCTAAAGGTTTAGTAATTAAAGATGCACCTGCTTTAATTTTAGTACCAATAGTTCCTAAAGTTTTAGACCATCCCGGAGGTAACATACCCATTACTTTTGAACCAAATTGACCCATCCAAGACGTAAGTACATTACCCATACCGGGCAGTATAAAAAACATTGCTAGATGTCCTATAGGTCCTAATTTACCAAAAGCTTTTGTAAGTTTAGAAAACCCTTTCTTAACTCCACGACCTATTTTACGCATACGTTTAGCTACAGAACTTGCTATTCTTTTAAAACCTTTTCTAATTTTTTTAAATATACTCATATTTTATCCTAATATTAATCTAACCAACCATCTACTAAATTTGAAATAGCTTGTAAATTTGAAGTCCAACTATCTTTTCTGTTAACACCTTCTGTGTTTCCTAAAGCAGCAACCAGCAAAGATGTTTTTCTTTGTTCATCATTATCCCATCTTTTAAAAGTAAAATCTGCTTCGTCTCTAAGTTCTTGCCATAAAAAATTCTGAGCAGCTAAAGAAAGATTGTAAGCGTTCTGAGCATTTTGTTGATTAGCTGCATTAATAGCTGCTGTATCTGCTGTGTTAGCTTGTCTTCTCCATTGAACATTTGACTGTGCAATTGCTGTAGCATTTCTTACATTAAACTGTTCTCTGTTAAATTCTTGTGTAGCATTAAACTGTTCAACTTGAGTTTGTAATTGAGCTTCGAGTTTTCTTGCTTCTGCTTCTCTAGCAACTCTTCTAGCTTCAGCAGCATTTTGTTGAGTAACATTAAACTGGCTCATTGCATTTGTTTGTTGAGCATTAAATTGAGAAACTGAAGCATTTAAACTAGCCATAAATTGATTAGTTTGATTTTCACTTGTAGCATTAAACTGAGCTGCAGCATTTTGAGCAGCTTGATTACTTAATAAACGTTGTTGAATTTGTTGAGCTTTTAAAATACTAGCTTGTTGTTCGTTATTTAAATTAGCCATATCCATGCTTAAGAAAGCTTGAGCATTCTGAATAGCAAATTTAGTATTTTGATCAGCTTCTGCTAAGTTTCTTTGAGACATTAAAATAGCATCTTGAACAACTGCTTGTTGTTCCATTTCAGCATTTTTAATACTTGAAGTTTGTAAAAATTTACTGTTATTAATAGCTCGTTGTTGGTCAGCACTAAACTGAGCCATGTTCATATTATAAACATTTTGAGCATTAAACAAAGCAGTTTGCTGTGCCATTTCTGCATCTTTTAAAGCTGCACTAGCTTCAATAGCTTTTTGTTGTGTTACACTTTGTTGAATTGCTTGAGCATTAGATTGAGCTATAGGTAACGCAGAAGTTATAATAGCATTGAGCAAAGCATCCCTACCTACAGTGGATGCTGACATACCACGTTGAGCTAACATAGCTTCAACACTAGCTACAGCAGGGGCAGCCCATGTAGGTACATTACCTTCTTCAATACCAGATAGTAAACTATCAATTTGATTAGATACTAAAGCTTCTTCAGGTAGTCCTTCAACTATTCCTCGTTCTTCTTCAGTAAAGTCTGTTAATCTTGCTTCTAAACTTTCAGGGTCATTACCTAGTTCTGCAATTTCAACTTCAGTTAACCCAGCATTTCTTAATTGTTTTTTAGCTCTAGTTATTTTTGCTAAACTTGTCCCACCTACTCTAGCAGCAATTGCTTTGGCTTCAGGACTAATAACTCCTACAACTCTTTCTTGTAAAGCTCCGGGAAGTACTTTAACTTCAGCAGCATCAATAGGTTTAACAGCTTGAACTCCAGCAGCTTTTGCTAAAGTATCAGCTATTTCTGGAGACACAGAACCGACAGCAGCTTCAACAACTGCATTTTCAGGAACTTTAGCAATATCTGAATCAGCTATTGTAGCTGCTTCAAAAGGTTTTGGTTGTGAAGCTTTTGCAACAGATTCAACCGTAGCAACTTGTTCTGGACTGACTGCAGCAACTTTAGCAGCTTCTGCTTGTTTGGTTGTTTCCATTTGAAGTTCTTGAACTTGCTCTGGTGTAATTGTAGTACCAGTTGGAACATTACCTAATTCATCAACAATTGTTTGAGCTTGATAATTACTTGGTAAATCTTCAGGAGCAACTCCTTGAGCTAACTCTTCAGTTTTTGCACCTGTTCTTAAAACTCTATATTCTCTTCCAATTTGAAAAGCTGATTGTTCGGCTGGATCAGTTTTACTGACAGGAGTCGTTCTTTTCATAGCTCCAGTGGCATCAGGCTTTTGAGCATTTGAATATTCTCCCGGCTGTACATTTCCAAAACCTGTATCAAAAGGCTGTGCCGGTGTATTTACTACAGTTTCAACATCTTGAACTTGTTGATTAGAAGGAGTAGTAGCTGTAGTAGAAGCAGGTGGAGGAGTTGTAGTTGTAGAAGCAGGTATATTATTTACTTGTTGTTGATTGTTATTATTTTCTCTATTTTTTCTAATAGCTTCTGCTCTAGCATTTTCTGATTGTACTTCTTCACCTTCACGGTAACCAACCCTACCACCTTTACTCATGTCAATACGACCTTCAGTAGTATACTTCTTTTTATACTTTTTATTTTTTGCCATTTTTTTTCCTACGTAGTAACGTCTTCAAAACTTTTGAAGGTACAGTAGTAATAGAGATAACTAAAGTCGAAGCAGGAAGCTTCTTAGTTTTTTTACTTTTTTTATTCTTCATTTATATTTTACTGTCTTTCAAAGAGTTTGTCAAGTTTTTCGTCAATTATTTTAATTCTGTCTATCAGATTGTCCATGCCATTTTTTAATTCTTCTTTAGTAACATACTGTTTGGCAATCTCTTCACGTGTTTTATTAATCAGTATATCATGCCTTTTAAGTTCTTCAGAGTTCTGCCTAATCTGAAACCAGATAGGGGCTAAGACTAACGTTATAAAGACGTTCCAAATGATATATGCTGATACTTCCATGTTATGCTCCTTTAAAATATGCCGGTAACCCTATCATTGGTCTACCATCATACTTATTTTTTTTAGCATTTTTACCACTTGCATCGTTGTAGTGTAAAAATACTTGTCCACAATCTTTACCTTCAAAAGGTTTTCTCCAATGTTCTAATTCACAACCACGATACATTAGCATATCACCTGCTTCAAGTTTAACTTCTATACCGTCTTTACCTTCTTCACCCGATGGTTCTAAAAAGATTGACCAATCATCACCACCTAAATTTAAAGTGGTAGAGATTTCACAAGAGTATCTATCTTTGTGTCTTTTTAACTCATCACCTTTTTTATAAATTCTAGCGTATGAATATGTTTCAATTAGTTTAACTTCTGACTGTTCTTCCATTACAGGTTTTACTTTTTGTAGTAAAGTTTCCATTACGATATCTGAGTAATGTGAATACGTTTCCGGTATTTGTTGGTCGTTCCAAACTCCAAAGTATTCAGTAAATTGTGATATATACTTTTCATCAAACAAATGTCTTGCTACTGCTCTTTTATTTAAAAAGTATTGATAACAAAAATCTGCTAACTCTTTTGATATAGCACCTTTAATTACTTGGTATTTGTCTTTTTTAAAACTCATCTAAATGGATATCCTAAATTCCAACACACTAAGGAGTGTCGTATTCCTTTGGTTACTGGTTTGACTCTATGCCAAACAAAAGATGGAAAGATAATAACGCTACCTTTCTTTCTAATTTCTTCACATATTCTTGGCTGTGAGCCTTCATCTGTGTTTCTAAAATCAAACTCTAAATCTCCGCCTTCATATTCTTCAGGATCGGTCAAAGATACAGTCATGCTAAGTTTTCTTAGTTTACCATGCACATTTTGATTTTCAGGATTGTTATGAGGTTCTTCGTAAGAGTCGCAATGCCAATCGTAAAACTGACCTTTCTTGTATTCGGTAAATTGACAAGACTCTGACCAATCCCATTCGAAATTCCACCCAGCGTTATAATTTGCTTGATGAATGTAAGGTTGTATTTCGTTGTATATCCATCTATCTGACATCCATACAATATCAGACTTTCTTTTCTTTTGAATGTTTTTAAGTTCTAGCTTGGTTAAGTTGCTTTCATCAGCTTCGCCTGTAAGGGCGGTTTTTTTATCTTGCTCTTTACCATAACGAACAATCTCATCACATATTCTTTCAGGTATGGCTGATTGAAAGTACCAGTAATAGTATTTTAGATTCATCTTCTCTCTCTTAAGAGATCAGTATAGTTTAGATGTGGTTTAAAAGAAAGTTTGGTTAGTTTGTCCAGTTACCAGCTTTGACTTCTCTAAATACTGTTCTTAAATCCCAAACGCTTGAAGCTGCTTTAACTTCAGGTTCATTAATAATAACTATACCTGATCCACCTGCTGAACCATCTGAAGTAGTAGTGCTTCCATACTCACCACCTCCACCGCCTCCGCCTGTGTTAGCTGTTCCTGCAACTCCATTAGCTGTACCGCCATTACCACCGCCACCTGCTCCGCCACCGCCAGTACCCCCAGATGAGGGTAGACCAATTCCAGGGAATGAGGGGTTAAAAGTTGCATAATTTAATGTTCCGCCACCGCCACCACCAGCATAAGTTACATCTGAGCCTGAAATGGTTGATGGAGAACCATTGCCTCCATTACCAGCTGTATTATTTGCAGGGGGTAAGCCTCCTGCTGCACTTGCTCCACCACCACCTGCACCCATTCTTGTGCCTGGTCCTGGTGAAGTTAAAGGAAATGGAGAAGTAGGTGTATATGAATCAGAACCAGGGTTTCCTTGACCTGGAGTTCCTGCTCCTCCTGAATTTATACCACTAAGATCAGGACCTGCTCCACCAGCACCACCACCTGAACCACCAGGTAAACCATTAGTACCGCCTGGAGCTGGACCATCATTTCCGCCACCTCCACCGCCTCCTGCTGTTGAAGTAATTGGTGTAGGTGTTCCTAAGACTGAGTTACTTCCTGAAGTTCCTTTAGCATTGCTACCTCCAGCTCCACCTGCTCCTACAGTTATTGGATAAGGAGAGTTGCCTGAAACTGGATTACCTGTAGCTGTGCGAAAGCCTCCAGCACCTCCACCGCCACCTGATGTGCTACCACCGCCACCGCCACCTGCGACTACTAGGTATTCTATTTCAGTGGTTAAAGGTTGAGTAGTTAGTGTTCCACTAGAATTAAAAGTAGTAATTTGTTCAGCTTGAGTTGTAACTGTTTGTGCTGCTCCGATTAATCTAGGCATTGGTCCATATCCCTGCTTTCACATTGTCATAAAGGGCGTTCATATCCCATACTCCTGAGGCTTTTCCGATAACTTCGGCTTCTTTAATAAAAACAACTCCTGAACTTCCACTGTTTCCTGGATTTGCAGCATTTCCTCCGCCACCGCCACCATTACCTGTATTGGCAGCTCCAGCAGGACCGCCTTGACCACCAGCACCTACAGCATAAGTCACATCTGAACCTGAGATTGTTGAAGGCGTTCCTGGACCAGGTGCATAACTTATGGCACCAACTCCACTGCTTCCACCACCACCTCCGCCTGTCCAATAATATTGACCACCATATTGACCTGCATAGCCTTCTACTGGTGAATAACCACCTTCGTTTCCTGCTCCTGGTAGTGAATTTGAAGGCAAATCAGGGATATAATAAGAACATCCACCGCCTCCGCCTGATCCACCTGGACCACCTGGAGATACATTTGGTGCAGCACCCCCACCTCCACCATAGCCTCCGCCAGTTGATGAGATAGAACCAAAGGCTGAGTTAGAGCCTTTAACTCCTTTACCTGCTTCACCATTTGCTTGTGCTCCAGCTGCTCCGCCACCACCAACTGTTACAGGTATACTTGAGCCTCCAGTAACAGAATATCCTGTGGCTGTTCTAAAACCACCAGCTCCTCCGCCACCGCCAGAATTCACATTAGAATTACCACCACCACCTCCGCCCCCAGCAACCACCAAGTATTCAACTTCGGTAGTTCCAGCTTGGGCAGTAAATGTGCCAGTAGAGTTAAAAGTAGTTGTTAGAGCAGTTGCTCCTGGAAGGACTGGATTATCAACACCAATTATTCCGCCATTAGAATTAGCCATGGTTAGACCTCATTCCATTGCAGATTAGTAGCATCCCATTCGTAATTGGTTGTAACTATAGGATCACCGATATGGGTTACTCCTAGCCATTTTTGATTATCTTCATCCCAATAAATTATGACTGGTTCTGAATCTATTTCTGTAATTGTTGGATGGGTAACTGGTGCTTCCCAGTCATCATTAGAATCTAATGACCAAGATGGGTAAGGTTGTGGTGAAATAAATTTATTTTTACTTGCATCATAGGTATGACCTATACCTGCATATTGTTTTCTAAAATTATTGTTGTATGAAGTTTGTTTCCAAGCAGTACCACCTGTTGAATGTGGAACGATAGATGCTACAAATGTTTCTACCTCAGAGGATAATTCTCCTCCGTTAGCTTCTACATCATCGTTGGATATTACTATTACTCGTAATACTTCGTTGCTGTTATTAAGTTCTGCAAAGTGAGCCATATTTGTACTCCTTAAGCATCATCTAAGATTTCACCTGAAATAACATACTCCAAGTCTGAATCGGCTGAAGCAGTTAATCTAAGTAAATCTGTTTCGTCTAAATAAACTTGTGAATTTTTATCAATTACTACTAAAGTTGCGT